GCTGTTGCCGGAGGATGCTGCCGTGCTGCGATAGCCGGAGGATGCTGCCGTGCTGCTGTTGCCGGAGGATGCTGCCTTGCTGCTGTTGCCGGAGGATGCTGCCGTGCTGCGATAGCCGGAGGATGCTGCCTTGCTGTAATCGCCGGAGGATGCTGCCGTGCTGCTGTTGCCGGTTTGGCTCTCCTTTGCCTTCTTATAGAACTCTTCAAAGCCGGTCGTGGCAATGCCGAATACCTCGGCTAATGCTTCGATCTCAAGTTCCGCTTGGGATTTTTCTTTGCCTTCCTTCTTGCCGCCCATGTATCTCCCCTAAAGTCGTGTTCGTGTGTCTATGGGGAGAGTTATACCAAAATGGTAAGATTGTGGCAATAGCAAATTTACCAAAATGGTATAATAATGTAACAAGCGATATTAAACAATATGTTGCAAGTCGATTTCACTGAAATCTTTGCAAAAATGTTGAGATGGGAAGGGGCTAAATCTGATTTAATCTGGCCAGATTTATGGCTTCTACACAAGCATCCAGTCCGATGAACTGGACTAGGGCAGCGTAATTGGTTTTTTCTGGTATGCTGGAATTATTATTCCAGATGGCATAATGCTTACCATCAAATACAAAGGCATCCCCTTCAAAGTAAGCACGGCAATAGCGTATGAGATCAATAATGATTGCCATAGCTTCTTCCTGGTTAGAGCAGTGATGCATGGCCATCAGTTCTTTGTGATACAAAGCTGCATAGATACCCTGACTTTTTCATCTGTCATATTGATGACATCGGGAACAGGTGGCGCTATTTCCTTATTCAGTACCAGAGCCGAATAAAATGTTGAAAAGCACTCACACAAACTTGTGGCGGATTCTCTGCGATTCTCCAGCAAGGCGATAATCTCCCTGTTCACCAAGATCGTTTCCTGGCAGCTATTTATCAGGGCATGATAATAATCGGAACGCTCACCGGCAAGACTGGCAATTGGCCAAGCAATCAGGAGAGCGGCCGCATAAACAATATTTTTGCACACCATTCGATCTTTCTGTTTTCCAAAATGGGACCTCCGCCCAATGTTAATAAATCATAATGGCCCCGCAATCCCCTTTTAAGCTGACGTAACACTGTAGGGCCATTTACAATTTTGCATAGGCATATATCGCCTGTCATATTGGCAATGTCTTTATCAATCCTCTGGCTATAACCCACAACCCATCCATTAAAATAACTTGGCAAGGATGGATCATCTTTAATTTGGAGTGCAACCACTCTCGTTGTCTCTACTCCAGGTGGTATTTCTACCTCCGTATATACCCTTTCCTGTTTCATAGTGCTAGCCGCCCTGTTTATTGAATTATTGTGGTCACCCAGGCTATCATGTTCTGGCATCAACCGGTAGGAGTTGTCAAAAGGAAAAGCTTCACCACCTATAGTTGTATAGGTTATGTAACCTACTATAGGGGCTGTAGATTTGATTTCGATCAAATCTGATAGGCTTACATGAAGAATGGGTGCAAGGCGGGCTTTCCATTCATCGGTAAGTTTCCGCCTTCCGGTTTCAAGACGATAAATCTGGGTGCTGGACGTATTTGCCAATTCAGCAAGCTTATCCCGGGATAGTCCACGTCCTTCTCGAATTTCTTGTAGCCTGTTTTTTATCATAATGGCTTTTACCACATTGGTATTTTTTGTAAGCAGCCATCTTGGTAATGTTAGTAGTTGACCGACCATTACCATTTTGGTATAGACATTACTATGAAGTTAGGAGATTTTTTAAGTGAGCATGGTCTCAGCCAAAGCGATTTTGCTGAAACCATAGAGACTAAGCCGGTTTCTGTTTCACGGTATGTGCGCAATGAGCGCTTACCTGAGCCAGAAATCATGGAGCGTATCCGTATTGCAACGAATGGTCTTGTCACGGCCAATGATTTTTATCATCCGGACATGGACCAGAACACATAGGCTGGGTTCCTCTTCACGCTAGTGTGATCCAACGCTTAGCAGGAGTATCCGGCCAAACGCCAGGGCAGTCTTACCTTTTTGGTAAATACGGGCTGCCCTGGTTTAAAAAATGTGGGGTGGCATTGCACCACCCCTGAGTAGGCGATAACCATGGGTAGCCATGCGGGGAGATTACATCCCGCACCTATCCATATAGTTGGGAAGGCTTGGTGATTCTATGGGAAATACCCCATATGATTACGATGAAATCATGGCGGAGCGGTTTCGCTCAACGCTGGATCATTTCATGCGCAAGGGTGGCTATACCGCCAAGTCATTAGGCCGTGCGCTGGCCGTTCAACCTGATACCATTGAATCCTATCGCCAGGGCACAACACGTCCGCAATACGCTATTTTCTGGCGTTTTGTACGCTTCTTTGGCGCTGAGTTCATCAATGAGCTTTTGGAGCCGGTCGGCATTACCGGTGCGTTCAACCAGGAAACCAGGGAATCCTGTCATTACAGCCTGATCACCCATCTGGCCCATTTCATGCACATCATCAGCAAGGCGCTGGAGGATGGCCATATCGACAAGTCTGAAGCCAAGGTGATTCGCCATATGCTTCCGGGTATCAAAGCTGTCATCCATGCATTTGAGGGGAGTTTATGAAACCCATAGATCTTGAGGATTCCCCCACCTGGCGCATGTTTCGGGCAAGCAGTGACCTGAGCGACGTGTTTCTGTCACGACTTGACCGCTTTCTGATCCGTGAGATTGACAAGCTCAAGCAGGAGATGGCACGCCAGCGAAAGGATGAAGCATGAGGCAGCGGGGCATCACGATGGACTGGGTATCCCTGAAACCTGAACTTACCAGGCTTTGCAAAAAAGGCATGCCAACATCGGAGCTGGCTGCCAAATACGGCGTCAGCCAGGGCTATATGCGCAAGATGCTGGACATTCATGGCATTCGCACACTGGATGCCTGTTTTCGTGGCAGTGAGCATCACCGGGAGGGGCAGGAAGCACGTGATTTCATGGCCTCCAGGAAGGTAGATTATGCGCATTATTGAGTTGGAAAAGCAGACAGCGCTTCAAGACATCATCGATGCGGCATTAACGCCTATTGAAAAGCTCATGCGCTGCCCAAAACTCAACTGGAAATGGCGCATTGATCCAGAGCAGCGTCTAAGCATCAAACTAGCGGATAAGCTGCGCTGGCTGGAAGTGCAAGGCCGCATGAAATGCTGCTGGACACACATTCCCAATGAAGGCAAGCGCAGCCAGATTGTCGGGGCCATTCTCAAGCGCATGGGCATGATTCCAGGGGCAGCGGATTTTGTGTTTACCGGCGCATTTGGCGGAGGCTATATCGAGCTTAAAATACACCCAAACGGACAGAATGATAACCAGCGCTACTTTGAAATGTGGTGTAACCAGCGCAATAGCAAATACGCTGTTCATACTGCCATGGAAGATACGGTGGAATCGCTGGATCAATGCGTCAATGATGCCGTAAAAACCTTGGTGGAGTGGGGAGCTGTTAGTGGCTGAATTTCCCTCACTACCCTTATTCACTGATGCTTATCTGGCAGATTGCGCACATCTGACGGATGCGGAACATGGTCGCTATTTTCAGCTCCTCATGCTGATGTGGCGTTCCCCCGATTGCCGCATTCCAAACGATGATGAGTGGTTGGCCAGGAAGTTTCGCCGGTCAGTGGAAGAGGTCAAATCGCAACTTAGACCCGTAATACAAGAGTTCTGTTCATGTGATGGAAATTGGATCACACAGAAGAGACTTTTGCGGGAACGCACCTATACAAAAAGGTTGTCCAAGCGTGGTAGCGATAATGTTAAGCAACGGTGGAATAAGAAAAAAGACCCATACCAAACGGATACCACCTTGTATGCTTCTGGTAATGCTCCCACACCCACACCTATACCACCCTTAAGTAAGAACTCCCCCTTACCCCCTCAACCAGCCGAGAGGCCGAATGGAGTTGGAGTTTTGAAAAATGGAAATGGGGGAGGGTGTGCCGGATTCGACATCCTCACCAAACTTTCGCCGTCTGGGCTAGAGGCAGCGAAGGCGGCTTGCCAAGGATGGGATGTTTACTACCTCGCAAGCGTCTACAGCGAGGGAGTTCGCAACAAGAGCCGAGAGCCTCCGTCGCATCCTGACAAGGCCTTCCCTGCATGGATTCCCTGCTACACAAAAGGAAAAACCCCTTGACTGGAAAGAAAAATTTTAACCGCCGCCAAAATTGGAAACCAGCATGATGACCATCACCACCAGCAAACCCCTGAAAGCCCCGATCATCACGATCAAGCAGGAATCCTATGCCAATCTGCCCAGCAAATTCCGCAGGCAGCATAGCCGATTCACGATAGGCGATCCCGGCATGGGGGAAGCGGTGGTTGCCCAGGCCACTCAAACCCGCATGTATGATTTGCTGCAGGCCATGGCTATCCTGGATGAATGGCAGGTTGGCAACGCCGTGTTTTTCACAGCCTGCCAGGAAGCCGTATTTGCCTACCGGCATATGCCGCCACGTGACGAAAGCATGCGCCCCAGCCAGAAGGATGATTACTACACGTTCGTGAAAGCCATTCCCAAAAAACAGTTTGGCCTGATCGAAATGACCTGCCGTGAAATGACACCTGGCGAAGACAACCCCACCACCAAAGGCATGCTGTTCAGCCTTGCCCCCGATATCCAGTACGCCTATGACCTGCTGCAAAAAGTCTGTGATGAAATTTATGCTTGCAAATCCAAATAAATTTTGTAAAACTAATGACAGATTCGCTCTCGAAGTGTGTCTAAAATTTGCAAAGCTCCCAGCCATAGCGGCTGTTGGGGCTTTTTTGTTGCGCCTGCTCCCGTGGCTTAAGGCAAGACGTTTCCAGTGCTGGCATTATTACTGCAAACTAGAAAATGCATTGCTTGGCACTCAAGTTTGTTATCCGCCTGGCTGGAATAAATATGGCCCATGGAAACGCATACTCTGGAAATGTTTTAATATCCAATCCCGATTTAACCAATGATTGTTGCCGGATCGTCTAACGGCAGGACACCTGATTTTGATTCAGGCAATCATGGTTCGAGTCCATGTCCGGCATCCAGTCCTGCTATATTTTGTCAGGATTACGCATTTTGGTGGATGTATTGCCCAAGGCCATTGCTTGAGGCTGGGCGGTCCACAATGCAAAAGTTTGCTAAGGGTAAAATTATTCAAGCTGACATTCCAAAGCCAACGGGACATGCGCTTTTGTGCCATGTAAGGGAATGCCACAGACATTATGATGAGTGGATTTTATTAAAGGAGGAATCTAATGAAATCGAAGAAAAAAGGCAACGGTGGCCGTAAGTGTTAGTAAATGGGATGAATTATTCCGATGGCAAAACCGATGCATCCTAATAGCTTAGCCAACTTGCGTGCGCCATGGAAACAAGGCGATGTACCTAATCCCAATGGCAGGCCCAAGGGCTCCCGCAATGTGCTGGTTGAAGACTTTGTTGCCGCTTTGCAAAAGGATTTTGTTGAGCATGGTGAGCAGGCCATTGCTGAAGTACGTGAAAAAGATACATCGACCTATTTGCGCATCGTGGCATCTTTGGTGCCCAAGGATATCAACTTAACCAACAAGGATTCCGCATTTGACAAGCTTCTCGCCTCCATCCCTGATGGCGAGCTTGCCGGATTCGTTGAAGGGGTTAGACTTCTCGCCATTGCTTGCCAGAGCCCAACAGGAGCAGCTCCGGCGGGAATTACTCAGCAGCTTAGCGAAGTTCACTAAATATTTTTACGAGGTAAGGACCGGTAGCGAGTTCATTGAGAACTGGCATCATGGCCTGCTGTTTGAGCATCTGGAAGCCGTAACATCCGGCCAGATCAAAAACCTGATTATCAACGTATCCCCAGGCTCTTCCAAAACTGAAATCACGTGCATCAACTGGCCAGCATGGTCACTGGCCCGTAATGACATGTGCCGGTTCCTGCAATTGTCCTATGCCGACCGGCTGGTCGAAATCAACAGCCAGACATGCCGTGACCTGATTCTTTCGGATGAATACCAGGAATTATGGGAACGCCGCCTGGCTGAAGACAGCAAGGGCCGCAAATTATGGCGCATCATTGATGGCCAGCATAAGCGGGGAGGCATGTATGCCGTGGCTACCGGCGGGCAGGTGACGGGATTCAGGGCGGGCCAGATGATTCCAGGCTTTCAGGGTGCCATTATCATGGATGACCCGCAAAAGCCGGATGACATGGAATCGGAAGCCATGCGTGAATCATCCAACCGGCAGATCGCCAATACGGTCAGATCACGCAGAGCCATGCCCGATACGCCGCTGGTATTGATCATGCAGCGCCTGCACCCTGCTGATGCAACGCAGTTCCTGCTGGATGGCGGCATTGGTGAAGAGTTTACGCAGGTTGTCATTCCGGCGCTGGATGAAACAGGCAAGAGCTATTGGGAGCTTAAGGAGCCAACGGCCAAGCTGGAATCCTTCAGGGCAGCGCAGCCGGATGTATTTCAGGCGCAATACATGCAAGCGCCTAAGAAACAGGGCGGCGATGAATTCAAGTTTGAATGGATACAGCGCTATCATCCCATCAATGATTACTCCGGGATGAATATCTATATTCTGGTTGATCCGGCCAATGACAAGAAAAAGCGCAGCGACTGGACCGCCATGATGGTGGTGGGGTTGGCCGCTGATAATAACTATTACGTGCTGGATATGGTGCGGGATAAGCTGAATCCCACCGAGCGCATTGACCGGGTAATCCAGCTGCACAAGAAATGGAATGCCTTAAGCAACAAGCCCCCGATTGTGGGGTATGAAAAATATGGCATGCAGGGGGATGTGCATTATCTGCAGAAAGCGCAGAACGAGCTCAATTACCGCTTTCCTATCATTGAGCTTGGCGGCCAGATGGCCAAGCCTGATCGCATCCGGCGCTTGATACCGTTGTTTCAGGCAAAGCGTGTCTATCTGCCGTTGGTGCTGATGTATCGCAATTATGCCAATGACACACGGGATATCTGCCAGGATTTTATCAGCCACGAATACACAATATTTCCGGCACCGGCACCAGCGCATGATGACATGCTGGATGCATTGGCCCGCATCTGCGACCCGGATTTGAATGCGCTGTTTCCCAGGATTGACCCTGGCCTTGTCATCGACATAAACCACCCCGCAAACCCACAGGATGATGATTGGATGAACTGGTAAGATGTTGTCTGACAAAAAGCTGCTCGATCAATTCCTCAAGGATAAGAAGCGCAGCGAGTCAGACCTTGCCTATCAGTGGAATCAGGCCAGCATCAATCAGGCCTATTATGCTGGTGACCAGATGTATTACGAAACGTCCATCAATGATAATGGACGCAAGCGCATGGTGGTGTTTAACCGTGTGAAGCCGTTTGTATCGGCGGTCGCCGGGTTCATGATCCAGACACGGCGTAAGCCGAATTATCAGGCGGTGCTGGCTGATAGTCAGGCGCAACAGCAGCGCACCGAATATCTGAATGCGTTAAGCGATCAGTATCGTGCCAATGCCAATGCCGACCAGGTGGAGACTCAGCAGGATATAGACATGCTGATTGCGGGCTATGGTGCGGTTGATACCAATCAGGATTATGAAAAAAACCCTGACGGCGAGATCGTCATGGAGCGTATTGCCCCCCTGGATGTCGGTTGGGATGGCATGTCACGCAGCCCTAATATGCTGGATGCCCGTTTTGTCTGGCGGCGTAAATCCTACCTGAAGGAAGAAGCCATTGAGCTTTTCGGCGGGGATGATGAGGATTACACCCAGACCGTACAGGAATCCAAGCCGCAATATTATCCGCCGGGCGGCGTAATCAACGCTGTGTCCTATGACCTGACGACGCCCAATCCTGATATGGTGGATGTGTATTATTACCAGTGGTGGGAGCGTAAGGCCTATTACCGGGCGGAGAATCCATTGGGGCAGTTACCGCCCGAATTGCAGCAGCGTATCGGTATGGCCTTGCAGGCTATTGCTGAGTTTCGGGAAGAGGATGAGTCTTACGAAGGCGATGTCGATGACCTGTTCGAGTTTGATCCCTTTGATCAGTATCTGACGGTTGACGGGACGCTTAAGAAAGATATCACGGCGCTGTTTGAAAAGCTTGGCATTGAGATCGACTGGACCAAGCGCTTCCGCAAATGCTATTACACCGCCATCTGTTCCGATAAAAAGGTGTTTCAATCCTTCAAATCGCTGGATCAGAATGGCTTTACAATCAAATTCAAAACCGGTGATTGGGATGCCCGGCGCAAATGCTGGTTTGGCATTGTCACCCAGCTACGTGAACCGGCCAAATACGCCAATAAGGCATTAACGGAAATTCTCTATGTGATTGCATCCAATTCCAAGGGCGGCGTCATGTATGAAAAGGATGCTGTTCAAAATCCGGCACGCTTTGAAAAGGAATGGGCAACCACCAAGGCGGCTATCCAGGTTGAGCCTGGTGCATTATCGGGTGGCAAAATACAGCCCAAAGCGCAGGCAGCATTGCCTACCGGCTATGAGGCTGTGTTGCAGGAAGCCAAGGACGGCTTGTATGGTTCGACGCTGATTAATCCTGAGTTCTTAGGCTCCAGCGAAAACAAGCAGGTCAGCGCCTTGCTCGAAAACCAGCGCATCAAGCAGGTGGTAACGACGCTGGCTACGTTCTTTGATGCGATTACGCTATATCAGAAAGAGCATGCCCGTTACATGATAACCCTAATGCGGGCCTTGGCTGAAAACAGCACTGGCCGACTGATCAAGGTGCTGGGTGAGGATGGCGCTGTTCGCTTTGAGCAGCTCATGGCAGATAACCTTGCCGATGAATATGAAATTGATATTGGCGAAATGCCAGAATCGGCAGCCCAGAAAGATGAAATGGCCAAACTGGCCATGGATATGACGTTCAACCTGTTACCGGTTGGTATGAATATCCTGCCGGTAACTGCAAAATATCTGCCATTCAAGCAATCGGATATCCGCCAGATAATCGACATTGCTACTCCCAAGCCGCCCCCGCCAAATCCAATGGCTGAAAAAGCGGCTATGCTGGAATTGGAAAAGAAGGCCAGCGAAGTACAGGTCGATAAGGCCAAGGCAATGGATACGACCGCCGCCGCTGCACTCAAGCAGCAGGAACTGGCAACCGGGGGGCAGGACCCTCTGGCCGGTGCCCAGCTGGCATTGAAGGGCAAGGAATTGCAGATCAAGGACAAAGAGCTTGATATGCGGGGAGCTGAACTTGTCATGCAGGGCCATGAGGCGCATCAGGAGCGCACCGTGCGCATGGCAGAGCTGGCTGCTCCCAAGGAAGGCAGGCAGAACGCAATAGCCCCACAGGTTCTGCCTCCACTATCCAGCCCGCCAAATATGGAATTGCAAATGCTGGCTAATGGTCAGATGCAGATGATGCAGGCCATGGCGCAGATGGCACAGGCTATGACGCAGCTTGGTCAAATTATGGCAGCTCCTAAGAAGGTGGACGTAGAGTTTAGCCCTGACGGCGATATTGTTGGGGCAGTGCAGACACCGGTATTGCAATGACCACGGTATTCCCCGGCGCACTTGATGATTTCAATAATCCAACAAGCAGCGACCAGTTAAATACTACGGGTGTTATCCATCACGAACAGCATGCTAATGCCAATGATGCGATAGAAGCCATCGAAGCTAAAGTTGGTGTTGATAACAGCGCTGATGTGACATCGTTTGATTACCGGATACGTGATCTGGAATCCTACGCAGGCGATGGCGATGTAGTTGGCCCAGGATCATCGACAGACAACGCGGTAGCAAGGTTCGATGGCACGACTGGAAAGTTCATCCAGAATAGCGGGTTTATTGTCGATGACAGCGCCCGCGCAACTGGCGGTAATTTGAATGTTACTAATTCAACGGTTCCTGCAACGGGTGTTTACCGACCAGCAACGAACGTTCTCGGCCTGTCTGCGAACACACATAGCCATGTTCGGGTTTACGATGTGGATGCCAACGGGGATGCTTTTGTTGGCTTATCTGGTGGTGGTAATGATGGCGTAAAAGGCCGCGTCCGTGTGCTTGCCGATAGCGACACATGGTCGAGCGTTACTCTTCGTCTGGAGGCAAAAGGCCCTGTTGGACAAGTGCATCTCTATCAAAACGGGTATGTGCAGTTTAACGTTGGCGAAACCGCATCCGGCGGTGAGGTTTACACCAGCTATATCAATGCGGCGGGTGGTAAATCAGCTACTAGCACCGATGCAAGCCTTAGTGTGCAGGGTACAGGTGGATTGACCACCTATCTGTCAGGTACGGGCAGCTTTAATTGGTACACCGACAATTTAAGCTGTCAGGTGTTTAAGATTACACGTGTTGCCTCTGCGGTAAATTATAGCAACTTCAATCCATCTGCTACGGGTAATCCGGTGCAATGGACGGCTGCAGGCAGCAACACCAATATTTCCATGAATATCGTTCCCAAGGGCACGGGAGGGCTTGGCGTAGGCTTTAGCGGAGCTGTAACAGGCGCATTCCATGTCAAGCAGGCCACAGGTGGTACAGCTATTGCGACATTTCGTGATGACGGAAATACAGCCGATCTGACTATTAAAACCACCGCTTCCAATGAGGTGCAGATACTGACGGGTTCAGGCGACAATCTAACGCTTGCAACCAATGGCGGCAATTGCATCCGCATGGACCTGAACAAGAACGTATCGTTTAACGACACTGCGCTGGCCACCAATGCCACCAACGGATTCATGTGGATACCGTCATGTCCCGGCACCCCTACGGGTGTCTTAACCGCCCCCTACAGCAACGCAGCGGCCATTATCTACGACAGCTCAGCCAATAAAATATGGGTGAATTGCGGCGGGACGTGGCGGTCAACAGCGGCATTAACCTAAGAGGAATCTATGACTCAAAAAGCAAGTGCATCCACGCTGGTATTGCCAGCGGGCAGCGATCCTGTTGTCACGCATCTGGAGCAGGGTGAATACGAAATCCCCATCCGCGCCGTGACCCCAACAGAGGGCCGCACCTTTGCGGAAGTCACCTATCCCGATGGCTGGGTGCGTGAGCATCACGTAACTGACGCCACAGACCTGGCATCCAAGATCGTCAACAACATCCGCGCACGCTTTGGCGCTGAAACCGTAACCATCAAGTCATTGCCGAAAGCGCTGAAAGCAGGCGCGTCGGTAGGAGTGGAGGTCTAATCATGGCTTTAAACCTGAACTTCAGTACGACAATTCGCAACAATCAACTCGATCAGATTACGAGTGCCATTGGATCATCTGGAAAACTGCGTATTTATGACGGCACACAACCAGCAACGGTAGCCACGGCCATTACCACGCAGGTTTTGCTTGCCGATCTTGCATTGAGCGCAACAGCAGCCCCCGGCGCATCTGGCGGCGTATTGACGTTCAACAGCATTTCAAATGACAGCAGCGCCGATAATACCGGCACAGCGTCATGGGGAAGTTTACTCACTTCCGCCAACGTTCGGGTGGCGGACTTCACGGTGGGAACATCTGGCACAGACATGATTATCAACAATACCAGCATCGTCTCCGGCCAGGTTGTCAGCTGCTCCTCGCTCACCATTACAGCGGGTAATGCCTAATTAACATGATGGGGTAACTAAATGGCCGTTACCTCGTATTTAGTACCCACCACCGTTACCGAAGATACTTCGGTTGGTACGCAGACAGTAACCAACCCCGGCAATTCCACGGCAACAGGCGGTACATTTGCCGAAGTAAACTGGCCGACAGGCACGCAGACTTCCAGCCGTGTCAAAATGCAGAACATTGCTACGGCGGCTGCCTCGGCTATCCCGTCCGGATCGACCATTGATGGTTTTGAAATCCAGTACAGCGCATCGGAAGATGGCTCGACGGATAACCTTGAAACCAAGGAAATCTTTTTAATCAAGGCCGATGGCACGCTGATTACCGGCACCAATATGGCCGATACCGGGGAGTGGACGGTAAACGCCAATCCGCAGGCACGTGGCCCGGTTGGCGGTGCTACTAACGTCATGGGCTATACGGGTGTTACCCGTGCCGATGTTATCGACACTGATTTTGGGTTTAGTTTCCGCTGCGGTACGATTGGATCGGGCACGACGCCAAGCGGCCAGTTTAATAATTTTGGCATTCGCATCTATTACACAGCGCCATCCGGCTACACGATGTCGGGCGCTATGTCGCAAGATGACGATAGCATGTCAGGAAGTGCGCAAGTCCTGATCAATATGACCGGCGCAATGACCATGGATGAAGATTCCATGGCGGGTGCATCCCAGGTCAGGGTCAACGCTACGATGGCGGCTACCATGGAAGAGGATTCCATGTCCGGTAGCATGACCGTGGTGTCCTATACTGCCAGCGCCGCTATGGTCATGGATGATGACACCATGGCGGGAAGCGCTCAGGTCCGGGTTTCGGCAAGCGCAGCCATGACGATGGAAGAAGATTCCATGTCTGGCTCATCCCAGGTGCTTGTGGGTCTGTCCGGTGCGATGACGCAGGACGATGATACGATGTCGGGGGCAAGCCAGGTGCTTATTGCAGCATCCGCTGCCATGACCGCCGATGACGATAGCATGTCGGGCGCATCGCAGGTGCAAATAGCGATGTCCGGTGCGCTGAGCACTGAAGATGCGGTGATGTTCGGCAGCATGAATGTTGCATCTGCTGCAGCTACGTTGACCGGCGCAATGGCTACCGATGATTTCGGCATGTCGGCAACAGCGGATGTGATATCGAATGACTTATGTACCACCGATTATGACGCTGCGGTCAATTATGACGCCGCTCTTGCTTATGACGGGCTCCATGTTTGCGGTACCACCAGACATCTGTATCTGGGATGGGGTGACTATGATGGCTTGAAGCGGGGCCATCCCCAGCGACGGGAGCCACGACAAGGCGAGCCAGGCTATACCAATACACAATCATATCACAACGACCAGCAGATGCTGGCATTACAGAATTTACAGGCATTTCTGGATGTCCAGGCAAAGCTTGATGCTGAGCGCCAGTTACAGGAACAGCAGATTACCCAGCGTCACCGTCGCAATCAGCAGGCCATGGCGATGATTCTTATTAACAGTTTGTAAGAGGTTTGAATGACTCCGTTAGAGCAATCAATGGAAGAAGATCGTAAGGCAATCAGCGCACCGGTAGCAGAAAAGCAGGGCGTGGAAAAAATTATTCAGGATGCGGCCAATAGCCCAGCCCCTGAGCCGGAACCCGAACCGGAAGATAATGATGACGAAGATGATCTTGAAGCAGGAACAAAAGAAGACAACGAGCCACAAGATAAAGCCAAGCCCGAAAGCCATGCTAAAGCCCGTATTACCGCTCGTGAAGAGCGTGAAGCCCGTATCAAGGCAGAAATTGCCGCTGCTGAATTACGTGGCCGTATGGCAGCAGAAGCGGAATTCAGAAAGCAGCAGGCCAGCCAGCCGCAACCACAGGCGCAACCCAAAGTCCCCGATCCTGATCTGGAGCCGGAGGCCTATGCCCAGCATTTGATCAATCAGACCCGTGGCGATGTTGATACGGTAGCACGCTGGTCCAAGGATCAGGTCACCGCCCTGGCAGCCCAGCAGCTTAATATCATGGCTGACCTGGCGGAAACCAAAGCCGCACAAGCCGATCCTGAATATCTGAGCGCCAAGGAGTTCCTGGCATCCAAGCAGCATGCATTGCTTAAGCATCAGCATGGTGCTGTGCTACAGGCTCAGAATCCCATGGCGACCCCGGAGCAGATTGATGCGTATCTCAGGCAATATGCGCAACGCCAGGTCGAAGAGCATGTGATTACTACGGTACAGCAGCGTGGCAATCTGGCGCAATCCATCAAAGATATGGCAGCGCTTTATGGCTATGCACCTTCTGCCAAGGCAGAAGAGCAGAAGAAAGCGGAATACCGCCCGAATCTGCAAAACATCAAAAAGAATATGGGTAAATCCGCACATCTGATGAACGGTTCTGCCCGTGGAAAAAGCGGCTCACCATCTGCTGAACAGCTGGCGGATGCTGCTTTGTCCGATTTACTTGGAGTGTCCTCGAAAGATTACGACGAGGCGCTTCGACTCCATTAACCACTACTTACCTCTGATGAGCTCGCCCCTCGGTAAAAGGGCAGGCGTTCGCCACGCTGATCCGGCTGTTTTCCCTCAGCAGTGTAAGTCCCCTTAACCTTTAAGAGGCTTACCATGTCAACAACTCCGATGCTTACAGGCAATCCGTTAGCGGTAAAACTGTGGGCGAAAGAAGACTATCTCGATATTTATAAATCCACTATTTACGGCCGCATGATGGAAGCGGGAACGCTTCACTATGCGGAAGAGCTGAATGGCGCTACCAAGGGTGACCAAGTTACCTTTGCGTTCAACGGCATCCTGACCGGGCTTGGAACCGGTGAAGGCGGTACGTTGGTCGGCAACGAAGAGGCATTAACGCTATCATCCTCTGCCATGGCCATCAATGTGGTCCGTCATGCGGTAAACAATCCCAACGATGACACCATTGAGCAGCAGCGCACCTATGTGCCGTTTGAAAAGAACGCACGCACGCAGCTTAAGGGATGGCATAGATCCCGTGTCGAGGCGTCCATTTTCAACCAGCTGGCAGGCGCAAACAGCACCAGTTACCTGGTAGACGGTGCGACCTATTCAGCACCTGATAAGCTACCATTTGTTCGTGGTTTGAATTCGATTGTTGCACCATCCACCAATCGTATCATCCGTGCAGGCGGCGTAGCCAATGACCAATCCCTGACCAGCACCAACACCATGACGCTGGATTTGATTGATGCGGCCATTGAGCTGACTAAGCGCACTTATCCAACGGTAGAGCCAATCAACCGCAACGGCGATGAAGGGTTTGACCTTTACATCTCCTGGGAGCAGTTGACCGATCTGAAGCGTGACACCACGGGTAAAATCCAGTGGAGCCAGAACTATCTGGCAGCTATGGCGGGTGGCATGATTAACGATAACCCGATCTTTACCAATACCATTGGATCGAAGGCGGTGGCTCGTTATGCGAATGTCTACATCATTCCAAACGCCCGTGTGTCGTATGGCGTCAGTAGCGCTGACAGTTCCATCCAGACCAACGTTCGCCGTGCCGTGTTGTGCGGCAAGAACGCTGCTGCGATTGGCTCTGTCACGGGTGGCCGCCTCTCCGACAATACCGTACCGCTGATCTACAAGCAGCAATTCCAGGATTACGAATATTACAAGGGTATCGAAGCTCGCATGATCTGGGGTTGCAAAAAACTTCAGGGCACGAGCGCCGGTAATACCGAAGACTGGGGTTCTGTTGTGATTTCCACCTATGCCGCAGCGCATACCGCTTAATGAAAGGAGCATAACATGACAACACCTTCAACGTTAGCGACTGAAGCGGGCATGAGCTATCCGGCTAAGTTTACCCCGCAGAACAATATTACCGACATTTCGTCTTATACCGTACCTGCCAGTACTGCCAGCGGCACCGTAATTGGAATGATTAAGTTCCAGCCCGGTTGCCGTGTCATCAGCGGATGGGTGCAATCGGCTGACCTTGATACCAGCACCAACGTAACCCTGAACGTGGGTTATCAGTATGTGACGGGTTCATCTGGTACGGATAATGACGATGCTTTCGTAGCGGCGAGTACTATTCCGCAGACGGGTGGCATTGCCACGTTCCCTGTTGCGGGCGGTGCATCAACCGCTACGGAGTTGGCTACCACGGCAGCCGTGGATAATGGCTATATCGTCATCAAAACCGGCGGCGGGAATACTACCACCGCAGGCATTGTGACGGTGTGCGTCGTAATGACTTATGGTGAATAACCATGGCTGATACTCTGGGGTCCATGACATCCCGCATCGCCAATAAGCTGATCGTGGATGACATGGACTCTGAGATCGAACAATGCATCAACGGGGCTATTGAGTATTACAAGAGTGAGCCGTTCTGGTTTACACAAGCCGAAGAAACGATCACCTTGACGATCAATAGCCCCCTGGTGCCAGATGTTCCCAGCGATGTACTGTATGAGCGCAATGGCGATGGCCTGGTGCTCAATTACAGCCAGCGCCGCTGGGTTCTCTCGAAGGTGGATAATACCACTTATGATCTCATGAACGTGCAGGCCACGGGCATACCTAATTGCTACACCTACCGGGACGGCAATTATTACGTCTACTTCTATCCTGACCAGGCATACACCCTGCTGTTTCGTTACCAGAAATCCTACAGCGAACTGGTGCAAACTAGTGACAGCAATGACTGGCTTGCCAATGCACCCCGCCTGATTGAAGCCAAGGCTTTATGCGATTTTTACCTTGATTACCGCCATGAGCCGGAAATGTCCGTTGTTTATGGCCAGAAGGCCCTGACCGAGCTGCAGAAGGTGCGTGATGAATCCTATGGGCGCCTAACCACCGGCAATCTGATTACTGAAAACATCATCGACAAAGGAGACTATTACTATGACCCAACTGTTAGCGGCTGGTGAGATCGGGCGGCTTAGCGCCGCATCCAGCGTAGCATCCACCGATACGCTTGTTGTGTATCAAGGTGGCGTCATTCGACAGGCGACCCCGGCGCAGGTGGCTGCATCCAGCGGCATTCTGCCGACATTGGTTGCCAACGTCACCTTGACCAGTGCCCAGATTCTGACACTGAATGCCACGCCAGTCCAGGTGCTGGCAGCTCCAGGTGCTGGATTTGTTAATGTAATATACAGTGTCCATGCAACGAAAGCCGCTGGCACGGCATATGCAGGTATTGCTGCAGGTGAAGACATCGCCTTCCGTTATACCAATGCATCAGGCGCTATCATTGCCACGCTGGAAATGACCGGATTTGCTGATTCTACGAGCGCTACGAGTGGTGTGGCGTTTGGCGCATCGAACAATACTGTGGCAAATGCTGCGATTGTGGCTCATATGACGACCGGTGAAATTACCACCGGCGACAGCCCGTTCAAGCTGACCATCTATTATCGCACCTTCCCGGTCCCGGCGTTCTAATCCATGTCTACGACAACGCCTAATTTTGGGTTCATCAAACCAGCGGTCAATGACATTTCGGATGCCGACCTATGGGGCGGCTACCTGAATGACGACTGGGATTTGCTGGATACAGAGCTGGCCACCCGCAGCAAGGATTATGCGTTTGCGGATTACAAGATAACTGCGCCAGCGCTGCAGGATGTGGCAGAAATTGCCTATAATCTTGGTAATATCAGCGGCGCTGTCACGGTGGATTATACCAATGGCAATTACCAATATGCCACGGTCACCGGAGACATTACCAGTCTGACCATCACCAACCCGCCAGCTTCCGGCCGGGTTGGGTTTCTGACGCTGGAGTTGAATCAGGATGGCACCGGAGGGCGCACGATTACCTTAAATGGCAGCGTTTACCTGACACCCAATGATGCGCCTGTTGTTTTGACGACGACCGCCAGCGCCAAGGATAAGCTTAGGCTTGAAACCCGTAATGCGGGCACGACCTGGGATGTATTCACTAATTTGAATATCAAGTAACCATGGCGCTGTTCAGCACCTTCAATGGCATATGTGCTCAGGGATATCAGCCATTAGCCACTGATTTCGACGCTGGCGAAACTATGACATGGACCTCGTTGTCGGGTGCTACGGCGTACAGCCAGGGTATTCTCATGGCATGGGTGAGGCCTACGCTCTTTGACAGCACCGGGCCAACACTCTTTACTTTTGGTAATCTGCGCCTGTCGATTTCCGGGGTGTCGCCATTTACCGATCGCAGGGCTGTTCTTGATCTGGCCGGTACGGGTGGGATCCTTTCATTTCAGAGTAGCGCCAACATCACCACAACCGGAGTCTGGCGACAGATACTGGCATCCTGGAATACTAATGCCACCGCCGGTGCCCGCAGTTTTACCATGGTGATCAATGGCATCGCAGGCACGCAGACGGTCACTGATTCCGGCAGTGCTTTTTCCATGGATACAGGCGCTGCAGGTATTGGCTATAGTGGAGACTTGAGCGAGGGCTGCTGGTCGGAATTTTACTTTGCGCCAGGGCAGTATCTGGATTTCAGCGTCCAGAGCAATCGCAATAAGTTTGTAACTGCAGGCGGAACGCCTGTGTATCTCGGGACAAACGGCACATTGCCTACCGGCACGCAGCCGCTGATTTACCTAAAAAATCCTTATTCATCGTATAACACCAACAGCGGGACAGGAGGCAATGCCGTGGTGAATGGCACATTATCCGCCTGCGCAAGCGCTCCGTGAGTGCATTGCGTGAAAAACGCATCCCGATTACCTATGACGTTGGCATGTATCCGGTGCCGGATAGCACGCAGCTTATGTCCACCCGTATCGTGGATGGCGACCGCATACGCTTCAGCGGTAATGTGGTGTGGCAGATCGGTGGCTGGGTATCGGTTAAGTTTGACCAGCTGGGCGAAAACCAGACGCTGGATGGATGCGCCCGCATGCTGTTCAGTTTTATTGACGGCAACAATCGCTGGTATCTGATCGGCACGAGCACGGGATTATACAGCCTGCTGAATAATGCGCTGACCAATATCACGCCGATTGGCGTAGATACGGTTACGCTTGGGAACGATCCCATTGATGCGCTTTATGATAATTTTCAGACCAATCCGTTTTTCTTTGTCAACGGCTCCAACATTGTCACGGTCTTAAGCAACTACGATGTGCGCCTGAATGTCGGTGATTTTGTCACGATTACAGGAGCGGCCGGAACCATCAACGGTGTCCCGTCCACGCAATTGAACGGCTTTCATACGATTGTTTCAAAAGATGTCACTGATAATCTGCAGATTCAGGTGGCAACAGCGGCGACATCGGGCGGCAATCCTGCCGTGCCGGGTGTTGTAACCGTTGCGCCATATGTGCAGGTGGAACAAACAGCGCATGGCTATAGCGTAGGTCAGCGCATCAGGATCGAAAATGCAACCGGCCCGATCGGCGGCGTTCCCGATACGGAGATCAATGCCGAGCATATCGTGCACCGGGTGGTGGATGCCGACCATTACATGGTGGCGGTGGATACCTATCCTACCAGTACGGCATCGGGCGGCGGATCCTCCGTGGATGTTACATTGCAGATCGATGCCGGTGAATGCGATAATGCGCCCGGCGTCGGTTATGGCATGGGCCTCTACGGTGTCGGGCTGTACGGCGTTTCCAAGATGGCTTATCTGGCCACGTCCATCAAGGAGTTACGGCTTTGGTCTGCTGACCGTTTCGGGAGCTATGTAGCGCTGACGCCCGGTAACCAGTCGCCGCTTTACATCTGGACTGTGGATAATGACACGGCCCCGGCCCCGGTCACCGGCGATGATCCTCCCGATGCCGTGAATTACGTTTTTACCACCGATAATTTCCTGTGCTTCCTGGGGCCAGATGGCGAAGAAGACAAGGTGGGGTGGGCAAGCCAGGGTACTACAGATACCTATACGCCGGATGCCACCAATACGGCTGGCAGCAACTCGTTGCGGGATGCTGGCCGCTTAATAAGCCAGATCAATGTACGGGGCACGAATCTGATATTTTCGCAGACGCTGGTTTATACCATGCGCTTTGTTGAAGGCAGCCCCTATGTGTTCCAGTTTTCACGGCTGGATGGCGGGGACGGTATTATTGGCCAGAACGCCCGGGTATCTCATAAGGGCGTGGCGTACTGGATCGGCAGCAGCCTCGGATTCTTTAAATATGACGGCGGCATTGTCCGTGAAATCGGTGACGCCAGCGACCAGGAATATATTACGATCAAGCAGTATTTCATGGCACGCCTGACGACCAGCCAGCGCCAGAAGATATGCGCCGGCGTCGTCCGGCAATATGATGAAATCTGGTGGTTCTATCCCTCGCAGGATTCCAGCAACGAGCATGGCTACAACGAAAACGATTCCTACATCATCCATGACACGGTGGAGGGCTGGTGGGCATATGGCACCCTGGCACGCACCGCTATCGAATACCCTGCCAAGATCGGCAACAACCAGTACATGGTAGGCGCTGACAACAAGGTCTATGCCCATGAGCAGGGCGTCAATGATGACACCGAACCCATGAATGCCTTTGCCGACTTGCGCATTGCGATGGCGGGAAACGGCGACGATTATATCGAAATCACCGGCTTTATGGCGGATGCCATTATCACCGGCAATCTGAAAGTCACGTATTTCACCAAACGCTTTCCCCAATCGCCTACCGAAACCGAGCATGGCCCCTATACGGTTACGGCGACCACGGATTTAAAGCGGTTGCGTGCCTATGGCCGCCAGCGCAAGATTCGTGTGGAAACCGACGAGTTGGATAGCAGCTTCCAGCTGGGGGCGTTTTATGAATATGCCAAGACAGGCGGCCAGCGGTGAAGCCCTTTCCAGTGTTTCAGAGCGCCGGTGATTTGCCAGCGCTGAAGGAATTGCTTGGCCTGGTGGGCGAATACCGGGATCAGGATATCGCTGAGTTTAATAATTTATTCGCACGTGTCGGCACGGTGCGCAAGGTCACCAGGATTCCATCATCTTCCACCGATGTCATTGCTGGCGACAAGGTTGGTGACTTCAACTGGGATGACACCGGTTTTTACTATCTCGACGCCACGACCAGCGAGTGGCGCTTCATCGCTTCCAGCAGTTTTTAAGGAGAGTTTATGGGATTTGGCTTGGGCGACCTGCTTGGGGCAGGCGCATCCATTCTTGGCGCTATTGGCAAGGGAAAAGACAAACCAGCCAGCCAGCAATCAGGCTATAGCGCTGCCCCTGAAGTAGTGCGCAAGGATTTAGAGGGCACTTACTGGCCCTATGCCATGTCGGTGTTCAACGACCTGGTCAACCAACCAAGAGCCAGGGTCGCAGCGCCACGTCCCGGTGATCTGTTTGCAAACCCGGAAGCCTATGCGATGCAGGCTGCTGCCGATATGCGGGCGGGGCTGATTCCCCAGCAGGAATTGATTTACCAGAATGGCCAGTTACAGCCCTTGGCGTATCCTTCACCGGTCCCGGGCCAGACATTTGCACCTCCTGGTGGGCAGGCTACTGCCCAGCCACCTGCCATGCAAGGCACGCCAGTCGCCAATAAGTCGAGCGGCACGTATCTCTCTCCCGCCCAGTCTCTTGGGCTGATGTCGCAGGGCATATCCACGCCAAGCTTAGCTGCTTACCTCGCACAATTAGGAGTCAGATAATGGCCGGAGTCCTACCGCTTACCCAGGCATCCTTCAACCCCATCCAGATGGATGCGCTGACGCAGATCGGCACAACCTATGCGCCTTCACGTGGTTATATGCAGGGGGCAGCGGATTTATATAATCAGGCACGCAATAGCTCCCCCAATGTCAGCGGCATGTTCGGGACTGCCCAGGATTTATATGGCCGGGCCAACCAGTTTCTGACCAATGGCACGCAGTCTTTCACGCCAGATCAATATGCCAGCGGCGTTCAGGGTTATTTCAACCCCTATGAAAACACCGTGGTCGGTAATGCCTCCGCCGATATTGCCCGTCAGGCGGCCATATTGCGCAGTGGCGCAGGCGGCGCAGCATCCGGCATGGGAGCGTTTGGCTCTGACCGCCAGGGTGTTGTTGATAGCATGATTAACCGGGATGCGCTGGAGCAGACCGCCAATATGGCCGGGCAATTACGCTATCAGGGCTGGAACGATGCTTCCACGAATTTCCTGAACCAGTTCAACCAGAATAACGCCAATAACTTATCAGCCGCAGGGCTGGCTGGCCAGATGGGCGGAGCGCTGAACAGCGCTGGCCTGACAGGCTTTAACAGCCTTGGCAATATGGCGATGACGGGTACACAGCTGCAGGCCAATAACATGCAGAACTGGTATGCGCCGCAATTGATGCGCCTGCAGGCTGGCAACCAGATTCAGCAGCAAAACCAGAATGTACTGAACGCCATAAGCGGGGCGCAGTCCGCACCAACAACCTATCTGGCAGGGGCTGCCCAGCCATTCCTTGGCGGTAGCAATGAAACCGCCTCCAAGCCGTCAAGCTTAAGCACCCTGGGCGGTTATCTCAATGTAGGTGCAGGTATCGCTAACCAGTTTCCATCGTTAAGCAATATTTTCGGATAAATTCATGGGAAATTTCTGGCAGAATTTACAGGCTGATCCAAATTTTCAAGCGGGGCTGGCGCAACTTTCAACGCCTCGCATGACGCTGACGCAGGCGCAAATCAATAACGCCACTGCCGATAGCCAATATAAGCAGCAGAAGGCACAGCAGGATATATTGTCAGGGCAGGCGCTGCAGCAATATCTGGCCACCGGCAATCCCATGTATGCCCAGACCTATCTCATGATGGGCGGCAATCCCAATGCCATTACGGCCAATATTCAATTACAGCAGGCCACGGGCAACCAAGCGGCAACGCAGGCATATCAAAGCCAGTATGGCCAACCGGGTCAGTTTGGTGGCTTAGGCATGGGAGCCATGCCAACACCTGCAGCCCCGCCTCCCATACAGCCGCCTCCCCCCATGCCCGTAGCACCCCCTGCGATTCAACAGCCTCAGGTGCCGGTTAATGCTGCCCCGCAAAGCAATGCGGCACCTGCGCAGGCAACCCCCTTGGATCTGGCGGCCAATAATTTGCGGGCCGCTAACCAGAAGCTTGCCGCAGCAGCAGCGACGGGAAACCCAAGTATTCAAGCGGCTGTTCAAGCCGAGAGGGATCAGGCTAAGGTGGAGTATGATGCGGCCAAAAGCGATGCCGATGCTCAACGCAATATGCGGATCGACCTGGAAAAGCAGAAACAGCAGCCGCCAAATGAATATCAGGGCAAGTCGAACATCTATGCCAATCGCATGGCCAATTCCGAGCCTATTATTGCGGAACTCGGCGCATCAGCTGGAACAGATATTAAGCAGCATGGCTATGACCAGATACCGGTCATAGGCAATTTGCTGGAAAACGAAGACTTTAAAAAGCTACGGCAAGCCGAGCGGGACTGGTTAAGCGCTGTGTTGCGTCAGGAATCCGGTGCAACAATCCGGCCAGAAGAATTAGACGAAGCAGGAAAGCAGTATTTCCCCCGCCCTGGCGATACCCCTGCTGTTATCGAGCAGAAGCGCATTAATCGCATGACCGCCCAGGAAGGCATGACACAGGCAGCAGGCCCAGGATTTAAGCGCATATCTCCTGTTCCCCCTGATCTGGCTGCTAAAGGCATTACCGCTGAAGACCTCATGGAATATCAGAAGGACAAGCAATAATGCCGTTGACACCGGAAAAGCGAGCTATACTTGATCAGTATTATGGCGCTACTACTGCCATACCAGCAGTCGCTAAGGCACCTGTAAGGCCCTCTATTCAACGTGATGCCAATGACCAAACATATGGTTTCATGGGGCCGTTTATCAGCGATGCGCAGACAGCGTTGGAGCGCCGCGGCCAAGGCATCATCGACCTGGGTGTGGACTATGCACCGGAGACAACAGCGAAAGTATTTGGCACAACACCCGAAAGACTCCGCACTGCCATGGATAAGGCAATTGACGCAAACCGGGCATCAAGCGAAGGCAGGGGGTTTTTTGAAAGCCTCCCAGGCACCATGTTAGGCGATCCCCTAACTTTTCTGCCGTTTATGAATGGTGCAACGACTATTCCTAAAATGGCGATGGGCGGGGCTGGATATGGGGGGCTAAGTGGTTTGCTTACGCCTACCAAATCCAATGAATCACGGCTTGCCAACACGCTTTTCCAAGGTGGAGCAGGGGCGGTAACTGCACCGGCTATCGGCTGGCCCTTGCAGAAAGCGGCTGGATTGGCGGAAGATTTCGCCAAATGGCTAGGCAGCAAGGTTGGCTCTGGAGATGCCGCTGAGCAGATTGCCGCTAAGGCGAATATCGCTAGCCCCGATGCAGAAATCAGCAATTCGGTAAGCATTAATCCCGGTGTTTCCGTAGATGAATTGCAAAACGCCGTTGCAAATGCCTCCCAGGATGCTAAAAAGGCATTTACCTACAATGCCTCTCAGAACCTGACGCCCGATCAGGCCGCCCGTATCGCACGCTTTACCAAGCAAGGAGTGCCATATACTTCGGGCGATATTACGCAGAATGTCAGCCAGCAGGGGCTGGAAAGCATGGCAGCTAAAGGTGCTTATGGCACTGAAGCGGAAGCGCTTGCCAAGCAGTTCCAGACGTCCCAGCAGCAAGCTTTAACTCAGGCAGCGCAAAACACCGCTGCCTCCATAGGAAAATCGACTGGCAATGCCGTTAATGAAGCAGATGTTGCTGAAGCTGTTCAAAGCGGTTTGCGCAAGGCGGCCGACGACGAATGGAATGCTGTTAGTCAGGCATACAATAAGGTACAAAAATCAGGAACTGCTGCTTTCCCAGTGCGTGCATTTCGACCACTCCAGGAAGAAAGTCTACGTCTCCGAGCCGAGTATCCAGTTGACGCACTCCCAAAAGCCAAAATCACCTTAGACAAGATTGACGATTTCTTTGAGCGCAACAGCGACAAGGGGGCGGTTAATTATAAGGTGGTCGATAACTTCCGCAAATTCGTCAATAACGCATGGTCAGGCTCGCAGGATGATGCTGAGCGTGCTGTTTTAAGTCAATTGCGCAGCAAGATGGATTCGATTGTCGATGATTCTGTTGAACAGGGGCTTATCAAGGGTAATCCGGCAACCATTGAGTCATTGAAATCCGCCCGTGGTATGGCCAAGGACTACTTTGAGCGCTTTCAGGATAACAAGGTCATTGATTCCATTATCCGCAAGGACATGACGCCGGAATCGGTCATCAGTATGACCATTGGCTATGGCAAGCTGGGAGCCAAGAAAGAAGCGGCCAGCGTTATTAATGGCATCAAGGACATCCTGGGGGAAAACTCCTCTGAGTTCCTGCAGCTTAAACAGGCCGGGGTGTACCGCATTTTGGGAACGGATTTCAATGCCCTGTCCAAAGAAGGTATATCCGGTATCCAGCCGGCAAAAAATCTTGATGAAATCATACGCACCAATAAAAGCTTGTGGGAATCGCTCTATACACCGGAAGAGCAACAGGCGATCTCTGAAATCACGCAACTGGTCAAAGACGCTACGGTGAAACAGCCCGGTGCGGTGAATTATAGCAATACCACGCCTGCGCTGATTCGCCACATGAACACACTCATGAACAATTTCGGCTCCATGGGCAACATCGTTACCAGTGGCGTTAACAAAGCAATCAATGCCGCCAAAAATCAGCAAACCACCATGGCGCTGGAAAAATCCCTGAGTGGCAAAGTTACATTGCCAACAGACCAATCCTCTTTAGGACAGGCATTATCAACAAGACTTATCAACCGGGCAGCGCAAGGTATTGGTGCAAATGCCGCTCAAGCCCCAATTGCTACCCCCATATCTCCAGCACCCGGCGCAGGCCTGACACCTGAAAAGCGCAAAATACTGGATGAGTATTTCAACCAGCAGAATCAGTCTGTCAAGCCCGCCTTACCCCCCCAATCCAGCATAACGCCAGAAATCCAGAAAGCGGCCAGCATATCGGGTGTGGATGCAGGGTTGCTTCACAAAATAGCCAGCGTTGAAAGCGGTATGAATCCCAATGCGGGAAACCCGAACAGTACGGCACAGGGATTGTTCCAGATCACCAATGCTACCTGGCGCTCGCTGGTCAAGCGTTACGGCAAGGAACACGGCATCACCTATAAAGACCGCAAGAACCCGCAAGCCAATGCCATCATGGCGGCCCTGCTGGCACGAGACAATAAAGCATCGCTGACTAAACGCCTTGGCCACGCACCCACCGATGGCGAACTTTATATCGCCCATTTCCTGGGGGATTACGCTGCGTCAAAACTGATCAAAAACAAAACCAGCAAAAATGCAGCTGCTGCGCTATTTCCGGAGGCGGCCAAGGCCAATCGCAACGTCTTTTATGCCTCCGGGAAGCCTTTAACGGCGGCTGAGCTTTACCAAAAGCTAACCACCTGACTTCCTTCGTCTACCTGCTTCTGCCCCTTGGGCCATCCTCACCGGGTGGCCCATTTTTTTATGTAAGGAGAATTCATGGCAAGTAAAAATAACTTCACTGATCTTGACTGCTTTACCACGGTCACAATTGCCAACTCAGGCACTACTTCCGGAGAAGCTGACCTGATCGGCACGAGCCTATGTGGCATCATCATGCCAGCGGCATTTACCGGAACTTCTTTGACGTTTCAGGTAAGCAATGCATCGGGTGGAACCTACCAGACGCTTTATGATTCCACTAATGCCACAATCAGTGTGGCGGTTACTCAGGGCCGCAGCTATTCGCTTAACCCGGCCAACTTTGCTGCCTGGCGCTATATCAAGGTCGTCAGCGGCTCTTCGGAAGGCGCTGCCCGTGATATCATTCTTGTATCCCGCCAAATCTGATGTACATACCCAATCAAATCTGGCGCAGCTCATTATTGGCAGCAGCTGCAAATAGTGGTTTTTCACCACGCCAGCAGCCAAATCTAAGCATTTGGGTTACGGCCAAAAACCTTAACTCAATTACGCAGGATGGCTCTAATCTGGTCAGCCAATGGGCGGATTTATCCGGAAACAGCAACCATTTTACGCAAAGTACCGATGCCCAGAAACCAAAATATATTGCCAGAGCCATCAATAGCCTCCCAGCCCTGCAAGGGGAGGCGAATGCCACGCCGACCAATATGTCGGCTACGGATGCAGCTAGCATGGATTACACGACTTTCCACGCTTTCTGCGTTTTACAGCGTGTCAGTAATCCAGCAGGAAATGAGCATATCTTCGGCAAGTGGAACGGTGGCTCCAATCTGCGGGAACACAGGCTTATTATTGATAATGCCAATAGCGATTTCTGGACTTCGCAATGCTCTACTAATGGCACTGCTGTGGTGAATGGAGCGAGTAGCACAACACTTTCAACCGGCACACCTGCCATATTAGAGCTTAGTTTTGATGGCACGAATACTGTGATTTACCAGAATGGCGTGCAGATCAATTCCCAGGCTTTGGGAGGCAGCATGAATGCCGGAACATCCAGTTACTTTTTGTTTTCACAGGATGCCAATGGCAGCCCTTATTTCGGTTATATCGGAGAATTTCTTTTTTATACCGCTGTGCGAACGGCCGGCCAGCGGGCCCAAAACCTTTCCTACTTATCTCAGGGATGGGGGATTTCTATCTAATGATCATGACCAGCAGAGCATTCCACAACCCTATCAACATATTATCAGCAAAGGAATGTTTGCCGTGGATACTTGTGAAAAACTACGCCGGGAGGTTACCAGCATGAATGCCCGTCTGAAGGAAATCGAAGAACAACTAGCGGGACAACAATTTATCGCTGCATTGATTAATCCTCTAAAGGATGTGGATCCAAAAGATCTGGCTGACTTCGTAGCGGTATTTAAAGACGCAGCCGGGGGTTTGCGTACGATTGCCCGGGTTGCCAACTGGGCCAAGAATTTCACGATATTCGGAATTTCAACGGGTGGCCTAGTATGGCAAGCCGGGGGTTTGCGTACGATTGCCCGGGTTGCCAACTGGGCCAAGAATTTCACGATATTCGGAATTTCAACGGGTGGCCTAGTATGGCTGTACAACAAAATCATGCATTGATCACCAGTGCCGCAGGGATTGCGCTTATAAAAAAATATGAAGGACTCAGGCTCAAAAGATATACGGATAGTGCTGGATATCCTACCATTGGTTACGGCCATAAGCTCTTGGCTGGGGAGCATATGGCGGAAATTTCGATAGAGCAGGCAGAGCGTTTGCTAGCTAGGGACCTTATTGCAGCGGAAGACGCTGTCAGGCATCTGGCAATGGTTCCCTTATCTAGCAACCAGTTCAGCGCCTTGGTGTGCTTTGTATTCAACTTGGGAAGGGGCTATTTGGCCAAAAGTACACTGCTCAGGTTGCTTAACGAGGGTAATTTTGACCAGGCGGCGCAAGAGTTCGACAAATGGGTATTTGCAGGAGGAAAGCGGGTAAACGGACTGGTCAAGCGCCGGGAGGCGGAGAAACAATTATTTTTAACCAAGGAGACGTAAACATGGCATTAGGACAAGGCGTATTGGCGGGTAAGAAAACCTATGTGGCGGCGGCTATATCTGCATTAGCGGCTATCGGTGCGTATCTGACCGGCGAGGTCAATATAGGTACATTGCTGCAAACCGTAGTGACTGCCGTGCTGGGCGTAACGGTACGGGCTGGCATTGCAAATGATACGGACAAGAAACTGGCTGAACTCAGCGAGATCAAGGCCAAACTGAAATCCAAATAGCATGCGCCAGCTGGTAATCATTGGCTCCCTCCTTGGTACACTGGCGCTGGGCGGGTGCGGCGGGCAATACGTGACGTTCGTCCGCTGCCCCGCTCCTCTGGACATGCCGGGAGACATCAGGCAATCCATTGAGAAGGGAGACGATGCCTATAACAAGCTTTGGCTTAAGGGGTATGACATCCAGCAGGATATACTGCAGGATTGCTTTAATGCCAATCTGGTAACGGGCTAATCCACCGACACATAGCGCAGCATAGCGTTGTAGTCTTCCACCTCTTTGCGCTTCTTTCGCTGCTCCTCCCGCTTGTCTAATACCTTCTGCCATTCTGCGTCAGGTAGCTGGCCATACTCGAAGTCAATATCTTCGGGTTCATCAGGCAGGGGTTTCGTTTTTTTGAGATCGTGATACCATGAGGTCATGATCGAAAGGATAGGCTTGACAAGCGTACCCCTGGAAGGGATAAATCGTTAGTGCGCAAGTTTGCGCACAATCGTTGGCAAAGCTTGGGAATAGTGTTCAAAATATGGCTATAGCAGCCAATGACATTCCAGCATTTACGCCGCTTTCCCCTACTGATAAAGTCGTTCGCAATGATATTTCTCGAATCGCTCTAATGTAAGTCTTTGTGCGGTTCACAGCCCATCATCCCCCTCTATAAGTGCCCAATTTTGCGCACTAATCCCTCAAAGCTTCTCTAATACCTTACTGGCCTTGACCAGATAATCCTTATGATATTTCACATATTTAGAGGTAGTTCTTGGGTCTTTATGGCCCAACATCTCTCCGACTTCCTCCATGCTCACCCCTCCCTGCACCAGCCACGTCGCCGCAGTATGGCGCAACGTATGGGGGGTAATGTCCTTGAGGTTGGCCCGCTTCAATAAGTTTCTCCATTGTTTAAGGTCAGTGATGGGCTTGCCGTTGAACTCCACGACATAATCTGTTTGTGCAATCTCCCTTGCTTCCTTAAGAATTCCCATCAGCAATTTGTTAATAGGGACTATTCCACGGCGCTTATTGGTGATTTGCTTGCCGGGAGGATTAAAATCTATGCGTTTGGATTCTATATCTACTCTGTCCCATGTCAGATCGAATATTGCTCCTTTTCGTGCTCCTGTGGTCAACGCCATGATGATAAACAGCTTGGTATGGAAACAATGGGCCGCTGCAATAAGTCGTTTTGCCTCCTGTTTGGTCAGCCAGCGCTGCTTGGGCGGTGCCTTGGGTGGCATTTCAATAGGGGGCACAGAGGCAATCCACCCCTCCTTGCGCACATAGTTCAGCGCAGCGATCAGTAATGACAATCTACGCCTAGTCGTATCAGGAGATAGCTCAGCCTTGCGCTCTTTGTTAACATATTCCCTGACTGCTGCCCGTGTAATCAAAGATATGTGCATAGCCCCGAAATGATCCAGAATGGGCTTCAGGGCATATTCAAGTGATTTATAGTGCTTTGGTGACTTGCTGGCCTTCTTCTGCTGAAGATAGAAATGTACTATGGCAGAGACGGTATGGGTAATGGGCGGGGGAGGGGCGTGAAGGCCAGCCTTGAATTCGGCTAATTTTGTTTCCGCTCTTGTGCGATCTGCCGTGCCAGTTGATATACGTTTGGACCGCCTGTCGATGGACCAGGCAATATAAAAGCAGGGACTGCCTGCGACGGTGATAAGCTTGGGCTCTGGGAGGTCACGCTTTCTTCTGGGCATGGCGTATCTATATGTTTTTGTTCATAAGACAGGACATCTTCACGGCGGATGCGTATGAGATTCCCTATTCTCAATGCTGGCAGGCCCCGTTTGTCAATCAAATTGCGCACATGCTTTTCGGAGCAGTCCCAATGCTCTGCCAAAGTCCTTACTGTGAAATGCTTTGCCGGTATAGCCATTTATTCCTCCACCTCCCCCAGCAGTGCGGTGATTTTCTGTAAAACATATTCCGCATCAATGGCTGGACCGTTATCTTGGCCTAATGATCTAGGCTTAGAAGCAAATTTATTCAGCCAGTCTGTGGCCACCTCCAAAGCCTCCCGCTGCTTGAGCCATGAGCGGGCTATTGCATGTACATCTAAAGGCTGCTGATTTGGATGATATGTCATTGTGACTGCATCTATTTTGTAATGCTCTGCTTGTGCCGCTTCCAGCCAAGTCCTTACGGCTTCGGGGGTGAGGGTTGTCATATGCAATTCTCCAGCTTAATTTGCTTTGTTTTGGCTTCAGCACATACGTTGCTATATTTGTCGATATACGTTGTTGCAGCATTGGTAACCATCCAACCGGCAACTATAAATAACAAAGCAAATAACAACATAATAATGTCACTCATTCTTCCTGCCTCCATGCTTGGCGATTGGGGTTATTATGATTGGAAAAAATATATCAAAGATAACAAGGCTATTATTGCCATTGGTAAAAGCAGAGAGAGCCATGCGGTTTTCTCATCATCCGTATGTAGGTTCATCCCGCTCACACTCCCGCTATGGATTTGCTCATGGATGCTCTCCTGGATTAGATGAAAC